CCAAGGTAGTTTAACTACCTTGGGGGTTTATTTTATTTAAGTAATTCGCCAAGTTTATTATAAGAGAATAATTCATTATCTCTTTTATTAGTTAAAACTCTATTCCAGAATTCTTCATTATATCTATCAGTAGCAGATTTAACTTTATTTCTTTCTGCAGCTTCTATACGTTCATCAATATATTTACCATATACTTTTTCTAATTCATCGATATCGGCTAAAATACGTTTCTTAGTTTTAGCATCAGTTTTGATATCATTGATTTCTTTTCTCAAAGTCAAGATTTGAGCATATACTCGTTTGCTTGTTTGAATTGCAACACCAGAATCTGTTGTACAAATATAAGATAATAAAGTATAGATTGGAATATAAATATATAGATTATAGAAAGAGTTATCATATGGATCAAAGTTATCATCAATATCTGCAGCTTCAATCTTAGTTAAAGCAGATGCTAATTCTGGCCCATATCCATATATAGTAGCAAAGCTATCTGCCATTTCTTCTTCTAAATCATGAACTCTAACTGGTGGATTTTTACGCATATCAAAGTTCTTAAGATTATTTAAGATTCTGCCAAATTTAGAGCTGTCTCCAATAAGATTATATGTATCTTTCAAAGTTGGAGTTTTAAGAATATCTTTAAGTAGAATCAATGTATTGATTACATACTTAATTGCAAATACTGCGTCTTCCGTAAGCTTAGAAATAACTCTACGAATCATCATGAACATATCTGCAATAGAATTGGTTTCTTGAGATGTTATTCTAATAATTTTATCTAATTCAGAAAGGCCTTTAATATAGCTAGCCATTTGTCTCAATGAGCTACTATTTGCAATACGCTTAGCAGCGAATTGATGACCAATTTCATGCAAAGTTATAGCAGTCAATTCTTTACCAGATAGTACTCCACTTAACATAGATGGAGAATATACGATAAGAATACTACATGTATTACCAGGCATCGCTTTATATCCTTCAGAGGTTTTGATACGCATCTTTCTAATATCAGCAATATCAATATATGTATAAGCATTTAGTTCTGGAGTTTTATCAATACCAATTGATACGTTATCAAATCCAAATTTCTTTTGTAATTGTTTTGCTACTACACCCAAAGATGCCGCATCTACTTTATCTTTAGATTGTATAGCTTTATCAAATGATTTTTCAATAAGTTCTAATTCTTTAGACTTCCCAAAGTATGCTTCATTTAGCCCTTTAGGAGTCATATCTTTAATAAACATAATCAGTTTCTCCTGCAGCAGTATAGATTAATTTACTAACATGTTTTAGACAATAATTTAAATAGGTTTTACTAAGGGATTAACTCTCTTAGTGATTTTCTTTTTAGGTATATATTATAGATATGAAATACGTAATTTAATTTTATTAGGAGGTTAATATGAAAGAAGATTCAAAAAATGAAACAATTGAACTTATCGATGTTAGAGGAGAAATAATTAAAGATCTAAATGTCGAAGTAGCGCGATTAAAACAGCAAGTAATGGATAAAGAATGTGAAATGATGCAAATGGAAAAATATTTCAAACATGCATATTATATGCTTGTATTAGAAGCTATGATTGGTATGTCCATTATTGGGTTTGTAGGAGCATATTTAATTACCACCAAATAGGAGGATTTAAATGGAAAAATTACAGAATACTATTAATAACGAATTAAAAGATTTATCAGAATCTATCGGTATTGATATTAAAGATCTTAAAGACTCAATTGATAAAAGTGATGCGGCTATTGAATTAATTAGAGAAGCTTCATATAAAACTGCTAGTAACCTTTTAGCATTAAAAGAATCTGCTGAAAAGGAATTGAATAATTTAAATGAAAGAATTTATGAAGTCAATAATAGGGTTAATAGTTTAAGTAAATGGTCTGTTTTGATTAATAATAAATTAGAGAATGAGTATGTGCAATTATCTACATTCATAGATAAGACAAAATCTCAAGATAAAATTGCCGACTATTTAATGTGGGCAGTTATTATTGAAGCATTTGTGATTCTAGGTTTAATATTTTATTTATGTATAACTAAAGTAATTTAAAAGAAGGAGAAAGAAAATGGAAAAGTTTGTAAAATTAGGAACAGAAAGAATTAGATTATCTGAAATCAAATCTTATAGTATAGCTGATGGCGACTTATGTATTGAGACTGAAGATGACTATTTTACTTATTATAAAGAAGATATCGAAAATCTTGATGATGTAATTAAATATCTTGATAGTGAATTAGTTGTAGATGTAACCAAAACCAATACACCTAAAATTGATGTATCTAAATTAGAGCCAATCAACCCAGCTAAGCAAAAATCAATAGATATATTACTAGAAAAACCTGTTGAATTTACTTGGGATGATGTTTTAAAAGGTAATATCTTTAATACTAGGGATTCTAGATTAATTCCTATTACAGTATATGATATTGCAAGTGTCTTTACTAAACGACTTTATAAAAAGACTATTTTAAATCATATTATTAAATTAATGAAAGAAAATATTCCCGGGTTTGATTCTAGATCTGCTTTATTTACATTTGGATCTTTATTAGAATTTGATGATGATGGTTCTATCAAAAAATTTAATATATCTATTGATTATTTTAGTATTAAATTTAATCTGTTTGGATCTTTCAATTATTGGATGATTATGGTAGTAAAGCAATTATATAAATATATGATAGTTGCTGGGTGTTTAGACAAGATTCCTGAATTTGATTGGGATGTAGAAGGAAGGCTTTGGAGCCGTAATGGTAATTTAAGATTAGAAGAAGATGAAATGTCTTTAATCATGAAATTACTTAGTGGAGAATTACTTAAAGACCTAAATCTATTTAGTATTAAAGAACTTAAAATAAATATGACATCTAAAAAGATTATAGATGCATATTTTGATTTAAGATATATTTTACTTAATAATTTTATGAAAGAAATGCCTCACAATATTACAGATGAAAATGATCCACTTAGGAAGTTCATGGAATTAAGAGCTCTATTCTGTGATACTATTAATAGTGAATGTGGTATACATCGATGCGACTACAAATAGTAGATGAAAGATATGATAAATCATTTAAAGTAATCGAAAATTTAATATTAGACTTATTAGGTGAAAGTGATAAGCTTGATGTTGAATTAATAGAAGATGCTTTTAGAGAGTTGGAAGACATCAATTATCCATTGACTTCTGAGTTTCTAAAGCGTCGTCAATTTGGATTCATTAAGAAACGTAATATAAAGTTTGAAGTTACTTGGTATAGAGAAACAGCAATACCTAACTTCTTACTTAATTTACTAAATGCTTACTATAGTAATTATACAGGTTATAAGAATGATATATTTAAAGATTGTATACTCACTTCTAGCGATGAAGGAATCCTAATTTCTGAAAAATCTAAATATAATCTAGTAATTGGAGCTAATGGTAAGTGCTATTGCTTCATTGCAAAGGAGTAAGTTAAATGACATTAGATGATATTCTAAAAGGTAATATCTTTACAGGAGATTTAGAGTTAATTAATTTTCTAGATATTACTGAAGAAACTGAAAATAATACAGAAAAGGAACAGTACTTTCTTAAAGTTCTAGAAACTATATATAAGGAAAATAAAGACTTTAAAGTATGGGAATTTATTGATATATTTAGTGACCAACACCTTGGATGTGTAATCTGGGACGATACTCAGAAAGATATAAATGCTGATAACTTTGAATTCAATATTGATGATTACAGTTTCTATTATGATAAGGAAATAAATCCATTGATTTGTACTGATCTTGCAATTTTTCTTGCTCTAGCATATTTATATCAATATCTCAATGTAGTTGACGTATATATATAGATATCTTTAATAAACCTGAAGAATTAGCAGACTTTATAGATGATTTGCATTTAGAAGAAGATGATGAAAAATTATTAATGGGGCTCGTAATAGGTAGTATTTTTGGCTCTCATTATTATGATTTTTATTTAGACAATAAAATCTTACATCCTATTTATGATCGAATCTTAAGCGTTTATAACAAATTAGATACTATAGCTTTTCAATTAAGTGGGGGCGATTTTATAGATCGATATGATATGAATGAAAGTCTACGTAAGAACTTCTGTAAACTTCGTAGTGATATCATTGGATATATTAAAAAGGCTTTGCAAAAACGGGAGGAAAAGTAGAATGTTAGATTCAAAGGAAGTATTAAAAATATTTACTGAGCATTTAGCGTTAAGAGACCCTATTACTATAGATATAGATAATATTAAAACTGAATTTGATGCAGAAAAAGAACTAGCCGCTTTTAATGTACTTCACTCTATAACTGAAGAAATCCCAGGTGGATATATTAATAGCTTTATTAATAATTTTAATGAATACGGCTATGGCGTTACTATAGTACGCCAATATGATTCACCAGATTCAGAGATTGTTAAATTGAACTTTGCATTAGATAAAGGTATAAATCCAGTAATGAGTATTGATTATGCTATTAGATTAATGCTAAGATCTTTCTATATTTTCATATCAGTTCCTTGTCTTAATGATTTAAATAATCAATTCTTAAATGATAGATCTAAGATCTTATGGGATAGCTTTGATGGTAGAGCCGAATATGAATATGGTGATACAATTCTCAAATTCCAATATTTATTAGATGGACTTATCTTCCCTAGATTTGAAGAATACTTCTATAATAATCGTATTAATGATGGTCGTATATTAGAAGTATTCGATGAACTATCTAAATTCCTGAATGATATATTTAGCAACTATGTTGAATATGACAATAATATTACTTTAACGGAAAACTTCATTAAATTAAGGTCAGAAGCAATTCATTCGGTAAATCATTGGATTGATGCTTCTAAATAAGGAGAATATATATGCTTACATTAAAAGAGTTATGGAGTAAGGAAGCATTTAAAGATCTTGAATTAAAAAATTATGTAGATATTGATGACACTCCAGAATCACATCATTGTGAAAAAGTAGAAGAAAAACTTCTACGATTAGAAGAGGTATTGAATCTAATTGGTGATTATACAAAAGATCCAAATAGAGATCCTACATATATCATTATAGAAATGATAAATAATGAAGGTTTAGGGTTTAATTTAGTATGCGATTATGAGGATACCGATTTAAGAATTATTAAAAAAGGATCCTTATCTATTGAATTATATCCACATTTAAATCCATATGTGACATATGATACTGCTATTAGAATGGTGATGGATTATTATTACACTAATACAGCTGTATCTATGTTTAAAGGCATTTCAATTCCTTTATATACTGAATTTGAAATGAATAAAGGTGATTATGGATTTGAGGATAGAGTATTATTTGATCTAATCACTGGTGTATATTTCTCATCATGTAGATATAAGAATTATAGCAGTATCTCAGAATATGCTTCTGATCTTTTAGACTTTACAGTTAGATATTGTAAATTTGAAGATACTTCTTTTGTTAAAGAAGATCTACCAGTAAAGAATTTACTTAAAAATGCACGCAATTCTATTGCTAAAGTTATTAAGAAACGACACATTGCAGGAACAGATAATACTGTATTATTTAACTTAGATGCAGTTCATAAGGCCGCTGGTTGTATACTAGAAAGTATAGTTAAAGGAAAATGTCTTACAAAAATCAATACTGCTATTTTAGATAAAGATGAAACTGCTATTTATCTAGATAGTCTAGATTTATTATATAAAGACTATAATTTGCCAGCTGAATATAAATTTAATTCAGTATATAATAAATCTATTAATGCAAAAGAAGATTTACTTAGACTATTCTTCACGCTAAGTGAAAATAATAGACAAATATTTGAATATATTGAAAAAAGTAAGTTAGATCTATAATCTAATAAAAGAAGAGCGAGTTTATCCCGCTCTTCTTTTTTTTGTATTTATAGCCATCTTGAACAATCCAATAACTTAGAAAGGTGGTATATAATGAAAAATACAACCGTTATTGTAAAGAAAATATATCCAATTATTGAAACTCAAATTAAGAAAAATCTCAATGCTTATAAAAAATACATCGGCAAATTCATTTCAGATAGATCTGAAGACTTATATGATATTGCACCATGTAGAAGAATCTACTTTACTCAAAAAGATGCAGATGATTTATGTAATACTCTAAAGATTAATATTAAAGATATTCATAATTTGATGCAAGAAACTTATTATGCATCAATTTCAGCATTTAACCCAGCTGCAGCAAAAGACGAGATTACCATTATTCTCTTATGTCTTTTACGCTATTTCTGGAAAACTAGAGATCCCAAACTCATTGATTTAGGTATCATTAATCTCGCATTTTCTGGAAAGTTTTATCCATCTATTCATTATGGGTTCTTTAAGAAAGTTCAACCAGCTGAATATAGATGGGTAATGGATTATGTAGTAAATAATATGCTTACTGGTAAATTCGATCTTAAAACTCAAGGAAGCGTTTTGGGTGCAGTTAAATCTGTGTCTAATACATGGATTGATACATACAAAGATCGTCTAAGAGATTTCGAAGATGAAGATTGCGTATATCTAATTCAACAACTTCATGGACGTATTAAATCTTTTATGAAAAATATTGCAAGTCTATATTATGAAGCATATGAAAATAAATCTCAATATATAACTTATGCATCTGATGACTATTCGGATACAGGCTATAGATTGGCTGATACTGATAGTCTAATGGCTGAACGTATTATAGATAAAGCTGTAAATTTGGCATCTACAATGTCTGTAAATTATAAGTATTGTAAAATGTCTGCTGACTCATTAGTTAGAACTGATGAAATTAAAGATATTATTGAATATATCATTAAGAATGATACTAAACAACTTACTGAAGTTCGCGAATATATTAGTTTATTAGTTTACACATACTTTGCTCAGTCTAAAGACAAAGATGTTAGAACTGCAAACTTTATTAAGTATTCAATTCAACCTAAACCAAATACTAAAGATAAGAATATTCTAAGAATAAAAGATATTACAGAAAACTGGTTAATGCAAGCGTCTAAACGATATATTCATAGACGTAATCGTGTAGCTACAAGAAATAGTTATACTAGATCAGTTGTTATGTATTTTACATTACTTATTCATTATAGTGCTTTATAATTTTATATGTCTATGGAGTTGAACTCCATAGACATTTTATTTTTTTTTGCTCATATATTATAACTGTGTATTTAAAGGTCATTTGTTTTAATATTTAGGAGGAAAAAGAAATGACAAAAACAATTGAAAAGAAATTTAAAATCGATGATTTATTTGTTGGGAAATATGAAATGTCTAGCATTCTAGATTTTCCTGAAGATCATGTATATGATGAACTTGTACCAATAGTTGGAGTATTGGTTGGTAGATTATTAGAAATCTACTCATTACAAGAAGTACAAGTATTTTTAGATATGCTAAATAAGACATATGAAAAATCATTTAAAATTATTTATAACCCATCCACGAATATAACTAGCTTTTATGATTCACATGATCACCCAACTTATAATATGGAAATTATTATAAAATTGATTGTAAAAAATATTTATAGATATTTTGGAATAAAGTCTAATCCTTTAGACGAATCATATATAGTTGATAAATATCTACGTAAAGATATTAAAGAGTTTGATGTTAAAAATACTGGATTATACGATACAGTGCAAAAAGTATTAGATTTTGATTTCTTCTATTATTATAATAATTTAAAAGTATTATATAATATAGAAGGAGAACCTAAACCTGTAGTATTTGATCAATCTTATAAACACGTTATAAATAAGATCGATTTATTGACTCAATTTGTTAAGAAAATGAATCCTGGGATTGATTATAGAAGAATATATCAATCATCTAGAGATTTAGGATCTTATGTATTAGAATTGCGCAGTGTATTAGTTAAGAATATTAGATTTAAAATGGCTAAAGAAGGCCTTGATAATACAGAGTTTAAAAATGACTATGTAGAAAATATGATGAGAGCAACTGAATCTATCCTATTTATGATGCAAACTGATATTAGCGATAATGATAATGAATTAATATCATTTGAAAATGAAAAATTTAAACAGACTCTAGAAAAATATACAGATATCTTATCTAAGTTATATGGTACTGATTTTAGAAAAAAATGTACACTTTTTTCATTATTTAAGGATGAGGCATTTATGCAGGCTAGATATGTAACTGGCGAGTTAAGACTAGTGGCTTTAGATCTTTGTATTAAAAAATTTGATGAAATGCGATCTAAGTAGTTGATTTATTATATAGGGAGGCAGTTTATTCTGCCTCCAAATATGGTTTATTTTTTTTTACTCATATATTATTATCATGATAGTAGACCATATTTGCTACTATATTGGTCATTCTTAATATATGGAGGAAAAAGAAATGACAGACATCAAAGAAAAAATTATTAATTGTGAATTATTTACTGGTGAGTTCGAACTCGCTAAACCATTTGATATTGATGTATCTAAAATTAATCAATCTTCATTTGTTAATGAAAAAAATCATATCATGAGTGATGTATTACAATATATTGGATATGAATATGGGCTATCTAAGTGTGATATATTTATTGAACGAATGAATCGTATTTATTCTAATTTATTTAGAATAACCTATAAAAATACTAAATATATGATTAAACAAACAAAAACTGAATTTGGGGAACTCAATATTGATTTATGTTTAAACTTAATCTTAAGAAATCTATATCAAAATTTTAAATTAAATAAATATGATTATATTAATCCAGAGAATGTCACAATTTACAATGCGTTATACGAAGATACCAAAAGGATTAATAAATCAAAATCAGACTTCGTAATAAATATAATTACCAGAATTGTAAATATGGAATTCTTTAATTCTTATTATGTAGATTTATTTGGTACCATTGGTAAATCTTTACCATTTAGCACTAGATTTAAACAAATAGCATTGGAGCTATCACTGGTTGGAGATTTTATTAAAGAAATTAATAGTAACTTCCATGATACTATTGTATATAGTAATTGTAATAATCTTGGCGAATATACTCTTAAATTAAGAGATGAGTTAATAGATATTATTAAGCTTAAAACAAATCAAAAAACTATTAATAATAGAAATATTAAATTATCAGCAGATGTAGCATATTCTATAATTAATTTAATGGAATATGAACTCAATATCATAAACGTTTCTATGACTTATGACTCTTATGTAAAAAATATTATAGATAAAAATATAAAACTGTTAAATAAATTTTGTAATAGAGATCTAAGTAAAGATAGTACTCAACTTAAGATGCTCTTAGATGGTAAAGAAGTTAGAATAGATGATTTCATTAAAGATATTAAATTGACAGTTGATAAATATTTATTTTACTAATCTATAGGAGGAAATTAAAATGGTAAACTTTTCCGATGTAGCAAATGGGGATATCTTCAAAGGCAGTATTAAATTAGCAAATATCTTAGATATAACTCCAGAATATGCTAAAGAAAATAAAGAAGATGAAAATAAATTATTATATTTCATAGAAATCCTTAATGCTATTGGTAGACGTTATGAAAAGCTATCTGATTTTCCAGGACTTAGACAAAATTGCGAAATATATGATTCATTAGTTAAACTTTTGAATGATGTTAACTATTATGGATTAAATATTACAGCTCATTATAATGGGACTAATCAAATAGTATCTCTGAAATTAGATTATTCTAATGATTTAAATCCTTTAATGTGTTTAGATATGGCAATCCATCTTATTTTAGATAAAGCTGGGTTTGGCATTTTCGATTTTAAACGTATGGAAGAATTTATTAGAAGAGATGCTACGCCAGAATTACTTAAAGCTAAAATTGTTAATATGTTAATCACTGGTGAATTATTTGTAGCCTCGTATTCTATCTATGAATACAAAGTCTTCTCCAAAGGTATTGCTGATTTAATGAGCTTTGTTTCTGAATTTTGCAAAATTCATGATAATGAATTTAGCACCAATAATTTAGTAAATAAATCTATCAATGATGCATTATTAGTAGTACGTGCATATATTATTAATAATCTTAAGATTAGACTTGAAAATAATGCCGACTTCTATTTCATAGAAGAGATGGAAAAAACTTACAGATCATGTGAGCATATTATCAATAATGCATTATATTCAGTTGATGATGATAAATTTATCGAATCAATAGTCTCAGTGCTAAATAAAGTATATGAAGAGAACTTTGATAAAGTATCTGATATTAAATTTACTGTAGAAGATGCTAAAGTTTCTCTAGGTCTACTTACTAAAAATTATCTAATTAGAGAAAAGATAAGAGAAGTGTATTTAGGAATTAAGCCAAATAATTTATACGGCAACTTTGAATAATCATATTGATTACTAAATACAACAAATTGACCCATGGGAATAATTCC